TCATTTCGTCGGGGCTAACGAACCAGCCAGACCAGCATCAGGATAATCGCGACTAACAGTATCCACAGCGCGGGACGCGTTGCCATATTTTGCAACGTGTCCATCATCGGTGGAAAAGGATTAAGCAGCGGTTGCATATCACGCGGATCAATCCCTTTAACCCGCCGTTGATAAAGCTGATTAAGAATATCCTCGGCCTGGGCAGAAGAAAGCGATGATTGCGCAGAAAGGCCATATTTTTGCTGGATATATGCCGATAACGCCGCCAGTTCACTGGCATCTAAAGGTTGTTTTAGCGCCATCTGTAGTGATTCCAGCGTCGGCGTATTTTGCTGGCTTAACGTCTGGCGCGCCTGCAACCAGGTCACCAGATGGTTAAACAGTTTCGCTGGAATTAACTCGCCATCTTTCACCCCGGAAAGTTCCAGCATCGATTGCCAGATCTGTTTGCTGGGTTCCCCCGTTGCCGCCGCAAGTTTGGTCACCAGCTGTTTTAGCGCATTGTGCTCCGCCGGTAATAAAGGACGGTCGGTCGCCTCGCGCTGCTGTGGTTGCGGAATAACCATCTTCCCTTCCTGCAACAGGGTGAGAATGGTTTTTAATTGCTGATTCAGCGGCGTCTGACCAAAGTTATGACGGATATAATCCGTGACCGCCTGACGATTATTCCCCAGACGTAAATACTCCCCTAATTGCGCTAAAAGCTGGCGGGCAGAATGGCTTTTTTGCGCGGCCAGCAGACGTTGCGCCAGATTATGCTCAGCGGCAGGGAAGTGACGCGAAAGCAGCGGTGAATCTCCCGACAGACCAATATCGTGCCTGATACCCGCCCACAGTTCTGCTCTTTGTTGTTGCGTCAGTGAGGTCACTTTCGTCATTAAGCTTTCCAGCGAAGTACGTTGCTGACTGGATAAAGGCTGATTGCCCGCGCCAGACGGCAGGTTATCTCCCTGACCTGGTGGTTGCCCAGGAGGAGGGCCGGAAATAGGTTGTATCATTACGTATCCTTATACCTGAAATCTTCGCAAGTATGCCTGGCCGCGAGATTATGGCACACTTGTCCGGTTAACTCTCGTCTCATACAGGTAACACAAACGTGAAAATCCTTGTTGATGAATGAAAAAAATTAGTTAACATTGTGATTTGAAAGGATTTTCATCGCTCTGTGTCCACGCAGTGACCACATCTTCGAAATGTGAATACAAAAAAGCCCGCAGTTTTTACGCTGCGGGCTTTGTTTTTCTTTGTGACTTGCGTGTGAGGGTGCTACTTTCGGCTTTACCCTGGCAACCGATTGACGGGGGATTACTCCCCCGTCGCGGTTTCCTTACTGTTTACACTGTAGGAACGCCGCAAACTCCGCTCCCCATATGTTCATCCGTATTTCACACAGCGAACCATGTAACATCCAGATGATGAGGATTGCCGTCACGCAGAACGTGATGGCCATAAGCGATTTTTGCGACATAGCGCTTGCTCCTTTGTTGGAGAGGCGCTAACCTATCACTTGCTTATGGTAGATGGTTAGGGCCTCGGGTTAACGTTTAGTTGACTCGGGGCCTTTCCACATCCGGCCTTCAGGTAATCCTTCCAGCCGTCAGCCGAAAGGCACCCGCGCGTAATGTACAGTTTTTGACTGGGAGGCGCAATCGCCCAGGGGAAGGCTGAGTTGATCCCTCCCCCGGTGACATGCTTTGAAGGCGTCTGCGGGAATAATTCCCCGTTCTTCGGTGGGTTGCGGACGGCATACGGTTCTCACGACAAACTCGTGAGTCACAAAGGTTGCGCTGCATTCAATGTTGTTGCACTGATAGTATTTCTCCCTGATTGTTCCTGTGTCGTTGGCGTTGCGGCTTGTTCTGGTGCGGGTGCTTGCTCCGCAGTATGGGCAAGGATGCATGATGGTCCCCCTGGCTGAAACGGGGTGGGCTCGCGCTCATTCTAGCCAGTCGTGTTACTCTCTGCTATCCAGTCTGCGATTTTTGCTTCCAGCTCCAGTCTGGTGGTGAAGCCGCTGTCGTCGATGACGTGTTCAATGCGCGAAATAATCCAGTCCTGATTGTCAATGTCGCTCTTGAACCCGGATACCGTGCCGTGCATCTCCGGATACAGGTCGGCGCGTCCGCGCGCCAGCGTGATGCTGAATTCCGCTGCGCCCCGCTGAAGTTGCTGCCAGCGTGCGGCAGCTGCGCGACGCGCGGCCTCTTCGTTCGGGTAGGTTCTTCTCAGCACATACACGTTGCCTTCTGCGCCTTCCATGTATCCGCCCTCCCGTGAACTGCTTTTCTCCGGCTTCTGCGTGGTTTGCGCGTTTCGCTTTTTCACGTTCACGGCCTTCTTCTGACCGAACTTTAAATCCAGCCAGTAAGCCTTCACCCCGGTGTAGGCCTGTCTGTCAGCAATGCGGAACCGGTGGCTGTCGCCATCCGAACGGGTCAGGGAGAAAGAGGGGAGGGCGTGACCGCTGGCCGTCACACCACCACCCGGCAGAATGAACAGCAGGCACCCGTTTTTTACGGTGGCTATTGCACCCAGCATGTCAGCCATGCGCGTTAGGAATGACATATCACTTTCCTCTGTCTGGTCGGCATGGTCGATTTCGATGTTCATCAACATTTCGCTGATTTGGGCTTTCAGTCCGTAACGGTGGGCGATGGCAGACACCACACGCTCAACGGTCACGTCATGCCATGAGACTTCGCGTTTTACGTTAAACTCTTCGCGAAAATCCGCGCTGTTCGCGGAGATGGTCAGCTTATCCGGTGGCCCGTCGTGCGCGACTTCATCCACAACGAACGTCCCTTTGTGTGTGAGGCTTTCACCTTTCCATCCCAGAGACAGAGATAATCTTGTTCCACGTTCCGGAAGTACCACCTCGCCGTCGGCGTCGTCGATTTCCAGCGTCACCCTGTCAGCCTCAAAACCCCTGTTGTCTGTCATGGTGAGGCTCATGATGCGCTGCGTGATGTTCTTCAGGCTGGCATCTTTTCCTTCCAGTGTGATAGTGAAGTCCGGTACCCTCACTGTGTCTTCCGCTGCATCCAGTGCGCTGTTGATGTGATGTGTTACTGATTCAGTGATACTCATGATGCCCCTCCCGTGTGCGTATCATCCCACGCGTACCCTGTCGTTTCTGTCCGGCTATGTTGTAAAAAAATCCCCACAACCCGCATCACGTGAAGGCTGCGCGCCAGTAGTGGATTATTCAGGCGAGCTTAAACATAACTGATGGTGAATCGTATGGCTGAAACGCGATTTCACGGTGTGCGCGTCAGGGAAAACACCGATCTGGTGACGGCAATTAATGACGTTGATTCCAGTGTCATTGGGATTATTGCTGTTGCAGATGATGCTGATGAAGAGCAGTTCCCGCTTGACACGCCGGTGCTGTTAACACGAGTCAATAATGTTCTGGGTAAGGCTGGCACAAAGGGGACGCTCTACAAATCTCTTAAGGCTATCTCCGATCAGGTCAGCACGCGCGTTATCGTCGTGCGTGTCGCTGAAGCCAAAGAGGAGGAAGACACCGAGGGAGGGAAGAATCAGGACCAGCTTGTTATTGGTACCGTGGAGGCTGATGGCAGTTACACGGGGATGCAGGCTCTTCTGGTTGCTGAACAGATGGAAGGGATTGGCTGTCGTCCGCGTATCCTGGCGGCACCCGGTCTTGAGTCCGAGGCCGTTACGGCGGCACTGGTGACGATTGCGGGCAAAATGCGCGCTTTTGCGTATTCCGGCTGCCCGGCATGTACAAAACCGTCCGATGCCATTGCATTCCGCAAAAAGATTTCCGGGCGTGAAATCATGCTTCTGTGGCCTGATTTCACGGCGTTCAACCCTGCATCCGGTAAAAGCGAAACTTTCCCGGCTGCGGCGTATGCGTGCGGTCTTCGTGCCCGAATCGACCACGAACAGGGCTGGCATCGCTCTCTTTCAAACATCCCTGTGAAGAATGTTCTCGGGATCTCTGCGTCGGTTTCCTGGTCGCTTCAGGATGAAAACAGCGATGCCAACACGCTGAACAGCAGTGAGGTGACGACGATTATTCACCAGGGTGACGGCTCCTTCCGTTTCTGGGGGAACCGTACGCCGGAAACGGCGGAGTATATCTTTGAGGTGTACACCCGTACGGCGCAACAACTGGCTGACGGTATCGCAGAGGCACAGCTTCAGGTGGTGGATTCACCGTTGACGCCAGCCAACGCGAAGGATGCGGTAAGCGCTATCAAGGCAAAACTGGATGCGCTGGTCACGGCCGGAAAACTTATCGGGGCGGAATGCTGGTTCGATATCATCGACAACGACACAACCAGCCTTCGTCAGGGTATTGTGCGTATTCGCTACAAATACACCCCTGTTCCGCCTATGGAGTGCATGGAACTCTATCAGACGTTTACTGACGAGTTCTTCAGTTCTGCTTTTGCATCTCTGGGAGGGGGTAACTGATGGCCGTGCCAAAAAAACTTCGTGTGTTTACCGTCTTTGTGGACGGTGACAACAAGCTGGGTAAGGTGACCTCCTTCACTCCGCCCAAGCTGACCCGCAAGACTGAAGCGTATCGCGGTGCGGGTATGCCAGGCTCTGCGGCGGTGGATCTCGGGCTTGATGACGGTGCGCTGGATCTCTCCTTTGCGGTTGGCGGCGTGGACCGTCACATCTTTGCCAAATATGCCGCAGGCATTGATGCGGTACGTGTGCGCTTCTCGGGTGAATACTATTCCGAAGAGGGTATTGAGTACGTCGATATTGAAGCCCGTGGGCGCATTGTCGAAATCGACAAGGGCGAAGCCAAACAGGGTGAGGATACCGAACATACCTACGCGATGAAATGCACCTGGTACAAGCTCAGCGTTGATAACAGCGATGTTATTGAAATCGACGTGCTGAACTTCATCTGGCGCGTTGATGGCAAGGATGTGTTGCCTGACCGCACCCGCTCCATGCTGGGGCTTGGCTGATTAACTGACTGACGGCGGTCGTGTGGCCGCCAGGAGAATTTCACAATGTCAAAAAAACAAAACGAAATGCCGGTTGTCGGTGCTGATAACGTCGACGACTTCGATGCTGCTGATGGTAATGAGGTTGCCTATAACGGTGAGCTCATTGAATTAACAAACCCGGTCATCCGTGGCGAACAGATTATTACACATGTGAAGATTGGCGAGCGTGCCCGTCAGAGTGGTTCGCTGCGTGGTCTGTCTCTGGCTCACCTGTACAGCCTGAACTTTAACGCGATGTGCGTTTATCTCGCTCGTGTTACAGAGCCCCGCCTTACTGAAGCGGAACTGTCGACCATGCGCACGGAGGATTTCGGGGCGCTTTCCACGGCGGCAACGTATTTTTTCTCGCCGAAG